TTAGGCGCTCAAGTAAAATATCTCGTTAGCGAATTTATAGTTTACAGCAGCTTTCATACGGGCTTTCATGCGCACCACGTTATCGTTGGTATAGGGCTTCATGTAAACCGTCGACAATTCTGATGCATCGCCAAGCAGATCGACACCTAAAAACAGGTTCGAAGAACGGGCGCCCAAAATGGTATTGGCCTGCCAGTGGTTCATGATCTGCAGCGGAATACCGAGGTAATCCATCTTTTTCATGTCGGTGAAAGCGTTGATGACGTTCAGCGCTTTGTTTGCCTGCGCCTGCGCAAATGCATAACCAACATGTAACGGTACCTGCAGGTTAAAATCATCCTGTATACGGTCGGCAGGATCGAGCTGGGCATAAACGCTGCCAAGTACCGACAAAACGTTACTTACGTTGATATAGCTTACTGTCGCGGCTGTCGCAGTACCTGAGAATGTAGCTGCCAGGCGACTGTTTACCTCGTTATAGTTGCGCACCAGTTTAAATGTAGTTGCGCTTGCTATTTGTATAAAGTACGACTGCCCTTGTATGGCAATTCCGGGCGTACCATTGGTGGTATCTTTACTTGTGCCGGTAACCGCTGTAATAGTTACCACGTCGCCATCGGCTAAGGTTGAAGTATCGGATACGGTTACAATGCCAGATGCATCGATAGCTGTTGCAGCCATGGACGTGGCCGGTTTACCCAAACCAACCTTGTAAACGCCGGAAGCGCCAGCGATAGTTGGCAGCAGGCCCGGGAATGCCGCGGTGAAGGTAGCCTCCTTGGTTGAGCCTTTACCCAGCCAATACAAGCGCTCATTGGCAATTTGTATTTTGGTAAGATAACGCTGCACCATGAAGTCCGACAGGTCGACAACGCCTTCATAATCAAGGAAAGCGCCAGGCTTAAGGCTTTGTGCTTCCCATGACTGGATCAGCTTGTCCCATTGTTCCTGTTTCATAAATTCGTAGACCACCGGGTCGAGGTAGCTTTCATTTTGTAAGCCTGTGGTGCCCTGGTCATGAAATATGCCCGAAGGATCTTGTAATACCACGTCGTCATCTACATCAAGTATTACTTTGCGCGATTTGACGTCGTTAATAACAGTCAGCAAGCCACGCTTTACCGAATCGGCTTCCAGGAGCGTGCTGGCCATAAACCCGGCCAGCGCTTCGCCGGCATAGGTGTTGTTTGTAAATGTGAATTGAGCCATAAATAGGTTTTGCCCCCCGGCCCCCTAAAGGGGGAGCTTTTGATTAATGTGGTTTTCTGATAGGGATTGGAAAGAGTGGATTATTGTTGATGGAATTGGAAGGAAAGTGGCGATCAGGATGCAATGGCTTTCCTAACCGCATTTTTTGCTAGAGTTGTTTGCGGTGCGAAGAAGGGAACAGGTTCGGTTTTTGCTTTGTTGCTGCGCTTTGATCCGCCGGTGGGCGGAGCAAAGTCGGATTTGATCTCGTTTTTTACTTCTTCGCGCGTTTTTGCAAGACGGGTATTTGCAGCCTCGAGCGCCTCTTTTGCTTCATTTAGTAGTGCGTTTTGAGCCTGAAGCTTTGCTTTGATCGATTGCAGCTTGTTTTGGATGTCCATTGGTTTTTTTGAAGATTTTAGTTTATCTGTGGATACACTCTCATCATCATCGTCTGCGTCCGGGTCGGCATCCGGATCTGCTGCAGGAGGCGTGATCTTTTGTACCTGGCCGCCTTGTACCGCCACTTTGCTGCCGCTTGCCGTGGTATAGCAATCGCTGGCGGCGGGGCTGCTCATGTCTTCGTCGTTATAAACCTCGGTGCCTTCTGCCAGTTCGCCGGCATGGTGCAGCGTACCTTTATCGGTAATGGTTTGCTTGTTTACTACCTTCTTAAAGAAGTTCATAATCTTATCCAAAACCGACGTGGTTTTTTCGATAAGTTCTTTGTTTTCAATGTTCATGTTGCTTTTATTGGTTAAGATTTTATTGATATACCGTTGATAAAACACCGGAGCCGTGCTTACATAATTTTTAATGATAACACTGTTGGAGATGTTCGTGCTGTAGTCCTCGACCTGGTCAATAAAGCCCAGGTCAAGCGCCTGATCGGCGGATAACCAGGTGACGGAGTTAATCAAACTATTAACGGTAACCCCGTCCAACCCGGTTTTGTCCATATAGATCTGCGCCAGGCGCGACTGGACTATATTCAACATCTGCACGTCTTTTAACAATTCATCTGCGTTACCGCCGGTGCCCACCATTGGTTTATGGATCATCAGCAGCGCATATTTGCTCATTACTACATTTTTACCACCCATGGCAACTATGGAGGCTGCTGAAGCGGCAAGTGCGTCGACGTACGTTATTACATTGCCTTCATATTTTTTAAGCAAGTCGTAAATAGCGATGGCGTCAAACGCGCTGCCGCCGACCGAGCTGATGTGAACTTCCACATCGTCACCCGCAGCAGCCTCCAGTTGCGATTGAACATAAGATGATGATAAACTACCGGAGCCAATGCAATCGGTATCTGTGTCGTATAGGTATATTTTGTAACTCATGCTGTAGATTTAAGATGTTAGAGTTGAGTATTAAGATGTTTTTTGGTCAGAAAGTCTGGCAATCGGAAAGTGCGAAATATTGAATTCGATAGCCGCTGAATTTAGTGATAAGCCTGGGATTCCATGTTATCGTGTATTCAGGAAATCGGTCAGCCAAAGGGCTTATACAAATATCCGAACATATTTTTTATAAGGCGGTGACAGTGTTTTGTCAGTAATGATGCTTATGCTGATTGGCATAATTCAAAGATCGGATTTGTTATTTAATTTAATGGTGACAGTGTTTTGTCAGTATTGTTTTTTGATTTCACCGATTTTAAAATGATTTCACCGATCTGTTTAATCAAATGTCGGGATTATTCCACGATCAAATGGTGACAGTGTTTGTCAGTAGATCAATTGATCGGTCGCAAAACCCTATCCCAGCGTACTTTGTGGAAAATATCTTTCGTTGAATCTGTACTGAAAAAATTGATCACTGCTTTGCCGATAATATGATCTTCCGGCACATAGCCCCAAAAGCGGCAATCGAGCGAGTTGTGACGATTATCGCCCATCATCCAGTAATAGTCCATTTTAAAGGTATAGGTTTCAGCCTTTTTACCGTTGATGAGAATATTGTTGCCGTAGCCACCGACCTTATTGTGCTCGTATACTTCTATGGCGCGGCGATATAGCACAAGCGTTGAATCGTTTAACTTAATTGTCCAGCCTTTTTTGGGCATAGTTAAAGGCCCGAAATTATCCTGGTTCCATTTAAAACGGGCGTTATGCGGAAAAACGCTTTTGTCGATTTGCCCTGCCGGCATTACCTCCGGTGCAACACTTTTCACATTTGAAAAAGATCGTAATGTTGATGCACTTTCAACAGGCATCGTCATTTCATAAGTATTTGGGCCGATTTCCTGGGTTTGAGTGTGCAAATCCTCAAGCCCTTCCTGGCTCATGGCCGACATATCAGCAACCACAATATAGGTAGTTTGGGCTTTTGGCGCATTCCAGGATGCTTTGCCGTTGATATACACCTGGCCGTTAACAATCGTGAGCACATCGCCTGGCGTTGCCTGGCAACGTTTTATCAGGGTCATGCGCTGGTCAACCGGAATGCCCTGGTCAGTGTCTGCAGGTTTGTTAAAAACAACAACGTCATATTTTTTAATGCTCGTAAAACCGGGCAGGCGTAAATAAGGCAACTGAATAGCACCCCAATAAGTTTTCATTCCAAACATTGTTGGCTCGGTAAATGGTATCGATAGTGGGGTTATGGGCAGCCTGGCGCCATAGCTGCATTTGCTCACAAAAAGGTAATCACCGGTTAGTTCGGTTCCCTCCATCGAACCAGACGGAATTGCATAAGCGGAGAACAACAAGCCACGGATAATTGTTGCAACAACTATCGCAAATAAAAAAGCATCTATCCACTCACGTGCTTTGCTTTTTTTTGGCTTTGGATTGGTGGCTTTCCTTTTGAATGCATTTTTCCAGTTCATGATAAACGAGGTTTATCACTTAGATAGTTAATAAGCCGATTTGTTACACAATTTTTATTTATTGTCCTCGAAGCTATTCAAGGCCCTCCATATCGTGCGCTCATCCTTCATAAATTTTACCTCGGCCTCTAAAACCGCCTGGTTTTTCGTAATACCCCTTGTTTTTACCTGGGCTTGCACCCAAAGGTATATTTCACGATAAACAAAAACTTTTGCGGTGATAAACCCCGCTTTGTATAAGGCCGAGAATATGTCATCGTCGAATAAAGTGTTGGCTAATTGAATATTCATAAGTTAGTTTGATTAGTTTAGATTAGGTTGATTAAGTGAGTGGTTTATGCAGAAGTCAAAAACCTTTCAGCTTTCGCCTTTAACCTTTCGCCTCACAGGTTTACTCTGTTAATTGTTTGTGCCAGGATGTTTTGCTGATTATTGATGTCTTTAACATCCACATACACTGGCGGGAAGTTATTGATCATCTGGTAGGCTATGGAGTTGGCCAGGTTTTTCTGATCGTGCACCGGCTGGTTATAATACCTGTTGGCATCGCCGCCATCGGTAAATATCCCGCCGACTGCGTAGCCGCGCCCAGGATTGGTCACCGAAAAATCCCGGCCGCCAAAGCCAACATTTATGGCGCTAACCAGGTTACGCGCCCAGGGGACCTGCATAGCTTCGGAAACTACGATTCCCTCACCCGAACGGAGATAAGCGTTGGTATTATCGGTTTTGCTATAACCTGATAAGACCCCTCCACGGCCATCCGAACTATAATGTAAACCGCCGGCGGCGTAAGCGGGCGGTTTTTGTGCCGCTATTTTTGCAATCTGTATGGCTGTTTCGGCAATTATGCCCGGTATCACCAATGGGCCCAGCACACCGGTTTGCGACTCGGCTTTGGTTATCGCTATGGCTCCATTAATTACCGCTTGTGCTATCGATGCTTCCTTTTCTTCTTTAAAGGCCTTTAATTTTACCTGCGCCTCCTGTTTCTTGTATTTTTGGTCGATGGCTAATTTTTGAGCCGATGTCAAAGCGGCGTTGCTTAATTCAGCTGCTTCATCTTTTTCAAGGCCGGCTATTTTCGCGTCGGTTGCCTGTTTTATGCCATTGCTTATTATACTGAACGCCGCCCCTGTAACTTGTTGGGCGGTTTGAATAATAAAGTTTTTTCGTTCCTGTTCTGCTTTTTTAATAAGGTCGGTTTTAGCCAGTTGGTCCTGTTTATCAAGGCGGCTGATCTCGAGGTCACGTTGTTTTTCAAGGGCGGTAACATCTTCATTCGCACTTTTTGCCTGTTCTATTTCATAGGCATATTTATCTATTATCAGCTTTTTTTCTGCCACGAGTTTATCTGCTGGGTTAGCAGCGTCTATAATATTATTTTCATCTTCCTTTTGCAGTTGCTCATTTAGTTTTTTATGATCCTGGAGTATTTTTGCGGCTGCCTCTTTATTAAACTTTTGTACTATTTTCCACCTTGCAGCTTTTTGGTCAGCTGTTAGCTGATTTTCTGCCTTTGTATACGCCTCCATTTTCGCAGCATTGAGTGCCTTATCCTGATCATTCATGTTCTGGTACTCGGTGATGAAATCATGGTATTTGCTTATTTTTTGCCTATAACTTTCATCTAATTCGCTTAGTTCCCACACCTTCGCCGAGACAAAATCTTTGATCAACTTTAATTGCGAGGCAGTCACTACTTCTTCTGCATCCGTGGTTTCATCGGCTATTTCCTTTTTCTTATTTTCTATTTTTTTCCGTTCAACTTCGCTTTCCTGCCGTAGTTTTGCAGCTTGCCTTCGCTGCTCTTCCTGTCTCTGCTTCTTTTTGGCGGCAGCTTCGTCCTCTATCCCTTGCCGCTCGCTCAACAGGTCCCTGGTTGACTCGGTATGTTCTTTTCGCAAGGCTATTATGTCAAGGTCGGCTTTTTTTATCGCATCAAATTGTTCTTGTGTTATCTTCCCTTCGTTTAGCAGCTCCTGTGCGTATTGTGTCCCTCGTTCTTTAAGAGCGCGAATTTCATCGTCACTTAGTCCTTTTTTAAGCCGGGCATCCTCTATGGCATTCGCCCTTTCCTGATCGTTTAATTTTTTGTTTTCTTCAAAATATTTTTTTTCAGCATCGCCGGCGGCCTTCAGGGCATCAAGCCGTTGCTGAACAGTCAGTTTACCATTTTTTGATTTTTCTCTCAGCAGGTCGATGTTTTCCTTCAAGCCGGCATTTTCTACTTCCTGTGCGCTGAGCGCGTTCTTTAATTTTTCCTGGGCCTTCGCAAGATTATACGCATCGGCCGCAGCCTTAGCCATAGCGGTACCGAGTTTCATAATGCTATCGATTGGGTGCGCAATGAAATCGCCTAATTTGCTCAAACTCGTAACAAGGCCTGTAATAGTATCGATGACCACCCTCACTGCCGCGCCTATGGCTGCCATAGCACCGTTTACCATATCCATTACGGGTTTGCACTCCTGCAGTTTTTCAATCAGGGCCGCTACAACAAGTAATATTAAACCAATACCTGTTTCTGCAATTGCTACTTTCAGCATTTTAAAACTGGCGGAGCCCATATTTACACCTTGAGTTAGCGATGAAAAAGTGGACTGACCTTGTTTAACCCCATTACTGAACGAAGTAAAAATGCCATTCCCTTCACTGATTCCTTTTTTAAAAGAGTCAAACCCGCTTTTGAAACCGGAAATAGCTGCCTTACCCGTGTCCGAACCACGTTTAAAAGCTTCGAAAGCTTTTTTGGTACCTTCCGAGCTGTTTTTAAAGGCGCTCAGCATGCTTTGTCCCGAGGCTAATCCGCTGCGGAAATTCGCGTAAGCCTTGTTTGCTGATGCAAGCCCGCTCTTAAATGGCTCAACTACTTTTACGGCGGTCTGTAAACTGCTTTTAAGCGGCTCAAAAGTTTGCGCTGCGGCGCTTAAGCTGCTGCCTAATAATCCCGATACTTTCGAAAGGCCGTCGACCCCGGTTTTTACATTCTGAAATGCTTTGCCGAAGGTTTCGGCGCGGCCCTCCGCAGCGCTCATTATGCCTTGTTGCTTAGCAATAGTGCTTGTTAGGGCACTGATCTTTGCATCCAGGTCCTGGGCTTTTTGCGAATTGTCGGCAAAGCCAATAGCAAGCTTTTGCTTTTCTGCGGTGAGCGCCGTAACCATAGCCTTATTTTGCTCGATGGTGCCGGTCGAGCTCTTTACCGCGCGTGAATTGAGATCTACCTGCGTGGTCGCGCTGCTCAATCGACTTTGCCAAAGCTCGATCATAGCCGCGTTATCTTTAAATTGCTGGCTATTTTGTTTGCCGCTGCCGGTAAGTTGGTCCTGGCTTTTGGTGAGCCTGTCGATAGCACTGCTTGCGGTTGTCATGCTGTTATGCAGGCTGTCGGTCTGGGCCTCTACTTCTATGAGTATTTTTTTGCTGGTAATGTTATCTGACATATTGAACGTTGCTACTTGTTGTTGTTGATTAGTTGGTTTTATGGAGGTTGAGGTTACTGTTAGGCGCCTGAATAAACGATATCCGGCCAACTTTTGAAAAATAATGCAGGCATATCAGCTTGATACAAATTTATGATATTTATGCCATTTGGCATAAATTGTTTTTATTTTTTTATTTTTAGGAAATATCAAATAATCTTTTACATTTGCTATAAATTTTAGCAACCTCACAACTTATTTCCGAATTATCAATATATTAATGCTTAAACCAATCACATGATGAAAAAAGAAATTATCCTGCTGTTATTACTAGCCGCTTGTTCTCTTTTTGCAAGAGCACAAAAACATGAGCCTTCATATTATATCGGTAAAACATTTGTTGTCGATTCACTACCTAGTGGTTTCCAGCAGTTTGGTTATCCGGGATTTATAAAAGACCTAAAAGGTGAGCCGGACGACCCCGAAAATATAGCTGTTGCTAATCCTGGCAAATATGGTTCCGATTACAATAAAATGGTTGGCCAAAAGCTGAAATGCACCGATGCCGGCGCTTCGCCCCACAACGGATTTAACTTTTTGAAATTATCCAACGATAACATTGGAACGGTTTATTATGAATATATTTCGGTATTTGATCCAAAAAACATGACCTGTCTTGAAGCTCAGGAGGCTGAAAACAAGGACTTCAAAACTAAATTGGATAACATATGTTCAACGATCACCGGCGGCTACAATAAACTGCATGATGCAACAGAATTTTCAACTGCTTATTCATCATTAGTTAAGCCGGGTGAACACAGCCTGCCATTTAACGTCACTTATTTCAAAGATATAAAAGGGCAAACCGTAACATATTCGGTTTTAATGGAAGCAATAGCCTTATCGCCCATGACAGACAGAAAAGGGGTTACCCTTTTATTAGCGAACGGGCACAGGATAAAAAAGCCGTTAGCAGTTGTAGAAACAAGTGTTAGCGATAACGCTGAATTTGTACGTAAATCAATATTTGACCTGAACGCCGCTGACCGTGCCGCCCTTAAAGCTTCGCCGCTGGTAGATTTTGAATTATATGTTGAAGATGCTCACGTGGTAAATCCCGACCAGTTGTATCGTATGTTCCTTTGTCTTTTAGATAAGAAATAATAAATAATCATCGTGTCCTATTAAGATCCTCGATAAAACCCAAGACTTTATCGGGGATCTTTTTATCCGAGTTTCACCAACTCCACCTTCGTTGGCTGCCCTTTGCGCCATGCATCTATTTTATTAATATAGTAGTAGGCGCTATCCTGTTGGATGTATACAGGGATCAGTAAATTAAGTTCCAGTATATCGCGCGGCGTTAGGAGGATATAGCGTATTACTTTTTTTGCCTGCGTGAGTATTTTTTCCAGCTCGGGGTAATACTTTTTACGCAGGTCGTCAAATAACAGGCTTGCCTGCCCATAGCTTTGTCCGAGAGCCGGCGCGTCGGGTTTATAAAAATAAGGGGTACTTATTACATCATTTATAATTCTGGTATTCCCAAGGTTGTCGATAAGGGTTACCGTTTTACCTAAGGCACTAATATTCAGTTTTTGATCGATAAGTATCCTCGGGGCAACGCCTATACTGAAATCCTTGCTGTCGCTTTTGCTGTCGATCATCGCGATCTGCGCGACGGTGCCACCAATATAGGGCCGGTTCAAACTTGGCCCGAATGGGCTTGTAAACAACGTTGCATTTGCCGGCAGCGTTTGATCGTCAATCCTTATTTGCGACCAGCCGTATTTCAATGGCAGAATATTTTCGTCGGTTTGGTATCGCATATAATTTAGCTGCGCGTAGTTGCCAAGCTTAAATGATACCTGCTTGCCCTGGTTAAGGCATTTACTACTCCAGTCTTTCGCAACCGGGATATTGTTTACAATATCCCTAAACGAGTTGAAGGATGTGGTCTTATTGGTATTATCTGTTTGGCAAATTATCCCGAACCGCTGCAAGGTATCTTTTAACAGGTCCTTTTGTGAAATATCGGGGAATATGCGCTCACATTGAACTGCTTGTCCAAATTGCACTGACTGATTTTGGGATTGCACCGTAAAGCTTGCACCGGCATAAATAGTAACGAATCCCGGATACCGGTTATGCCAGGCGTAGCCAATATAAATAGTATCATTTTCGGCCATTGTTGTTTGAAATGATAATACCGCATTGTAGATGTCAATTTCCCCGTATAGCCCGCCACCGCTGCTCCCGTTTAGCCGTGTCCAGCCATTTGGATCTGACCATGACTCCCCGGGTTTCTTTTCTCCATGCCCCTCAAATGAGATGTCGTAGCTTGCTAATTGCGTATCTTCTGACGAAGGATGCCCATTTTGGTGGTAAAAAATTATAATAGATAGTTTGGTGGATTGCTGAGCCACGTACCCGCGCAGATATACATGCGGCATTGTGACGGTAATTACCGCGTCGTTGATCACTTTAGCCGTGAAGTATTGCCTGCCGGAGAACTGGTTAGATTGGTCGCCATGAGGCATAATCGTATCCCAATATAAATTCCCACCCGGATTGTTTGCATCGGGATGGCTAAGATTTGTTTGCATGGACTGCACAACACTCAGGCCCCTGTTATCCGGTTGATTTTGATAATCGCTTCCGTGTTCCCAGTTTCCATTGGCGAACTGGGCGATCATTAATGGGTAAAGCGGGTCGCCTAATAAAGATCCGGCGGCTTTATAACCCGACGATTTTAACAAAAGATCGATGGCCGTTTTTATGAAAAATCCGGGGCGCATGTTGTGTACATCAATTGATGCGGTAAAATCATCAGTCATAAACCCATAATCAATTAGGGGATATATCCATCCATCGGTTTTCGTTTGGGAATCGGCAACATTATCCAAATTCCAGGTATGGTCGTAGGGTTTCCAAACCAGGTTTTGGCCGTAATTGCTCCAGATACTGGTACTATCGCCCATATCATATAGCTTACCATCAATGGCATCAAAAAAATCAACATTGCCCGATAAAATGGTAATATTGGCAGTATCCTGGTCGATGCCATTTAATTCGCCAATACCGTAGGGGAGTATTTCAAGCCCGTCCTGTATAAGTTTTGCCTGATATTTCCGGTAGGGGAGATCAGTAGCGAATGCGATATCATCCGGGAAACCCAGTATCTGCCGGTTGCGCTGGGTTAAAGGCAGCTTAAACTGGTTGCTGGTATTACCCTGCTGGTTTTGAGCCTCCGCGAGGTTATTGATTTGAAAAGTGAGCGCTATAGGGCTGTCGTCGCTAAGGTCGACAAGCTGATCGTTTATAAATAGTTGGAGTTGGTCCATTTTTGTTGTTGTAATGTTAGAAAGTTGTAATGTTAGAAAGTTGTAATGTTGGAAGGTTGTAAGGTTTTTAGCTACTTCAATATGGTAAGGGCTGATGATATTTTCCATAGCGGATTCATAGACTTATCAATCAACATTTCAACCTTACAACATTTCAACTTTACAACAATCTTACTGACTTTGAATATTAATACCCGGCAAGTTAAACGTCACGCTGAACGGCGCCTGTCCGTTTAAGGTTTCGTATTCGCTGAAAGTTGCAGTGTTGATTACAATGGTTTGCCATTTAACCGGGTTCTTATTTACCAGCATCTGCACTTTGGGTGAATATTTGATGGATTGCAATCCTTTTATATCGGCAATAGATAAGTCCTCGGCTATTACCTTTATTTTTTGGCCGGCGCTTTTGCCTATCACTTCTTCAATGCTATCCTGGTTTTCCCAATCGGAAACGTAATTTTTTATGATAACGGCATTCTGCACATCCAGCGAAACCTCCTGGTTGTAAACAAAACGGCAGTAATTCCAGCAACCGCTCAATCCTATCCAGCGCAGGTAAATAGACTGCTCATCAACGGCGTCGTCAATCCTGATGGTCTGCGTTTCGGTCACGGTATGCCTAACGCTATTGTTGTCATCATACTTAAGCGCCAGCGTAAAATAATAAACATCACTATCAAAATTGGCATTGACCAGCAAACGGTTTAAACCGATATGCTGTGGGATATCCATTGTTAAAGACGTTTGGTTGGCAATGACCAGTTTGCTGCCATCCTGGTTCAATAACCAGTGGCCATCTTCGTTTAAAAGATAACTGGTTTGCGGCCCGCCTGGCAATGGGTTACGATTAATATCAAGCGGTGTAAGCACGCAATAGATCTGAAGACCAACCAGGGCCTCGCTGTAAATGAAACCGATATCAAAGGGATATCCATTCGAGTAAGCAGGTTCGGCAAAATCCGTTACCCATTTTGCCAATTGGCTGCTGTCTGTTACCGATGGGAATGGGACATAGGCCGCCAGGTTGCCGCCGTACCGGTCTCCCAATTGCTTTGCGGCGTATAGCACATAATATGGATCAGTTACGGGAATGTATTGTAATGCCTGGCCGCTGCTTAGCTTACCGTCCCAGTATTCAGCGTAAGCAATTTTGTAACACGCGCTAAGGTTGCTGTCGCGATAGTTTATTTGTGTAAAATCACTATCGTCTTTGGCCCTCAGAAGGCTTTGCAAAAAATTAGAAATGTCGGCCTTTACCAAACCTGTACTATCGGGCCTGTTTGTTGATGTGATCGTGTTTTGCTGCCCGCTGCCAGCATCGTAGTAGCTGATTTGAGTACGCACCTGGTAATAAGGCCTCAATAAGTTTATATTTACATAGCCCGTAGCCGTCGACGAAAAAGGCGTGTTTAACACCAACGTGCCATCGGTTGTGGCTGAGTTAACCTGGAAAGTGCCGATGTAATTGCCCGCATTGATGTACACGTTAACCGGGTTTATATTGGTTAATACCACATTAAGCAGCGCGGCATTTTGTATAGCCTGGGTGTTGGTGTCAATAGTGTTTTTCAGGGCGGTAGTGTCGCAATTCACCGATACAGCCGCGTTGCCGCTTAGGGTATCCAGGGTGACTGAGGTTACCTGGAAATCTTTTCGCAAATACGTAAACACTACGGGGTTAAAAGCTGCGCTCCATCGGGATGTATTCCCGCCGGTAATCGTAACCGAAGGGTCACTGATGAGCAGGTTGGCTGATACCTGCACGGTTGTCGATTTTGTAGCTGTGCAGCCGTTGGGGTCGGTTACATAGACAGTCTTTAGCCCGCCGGTCAGGCCGGAAAACGTTGGCGACGATTGAAACGTCACATTATCGAGGCTATACATGACAGGCCCGACGCTTGAACTTGCAATAACTGTTATTTGACCGTCCGCCGCACCGTTTACCGACTCAGGCTTATCGGGATTGATAAAACTGATCGCAAGGTCGCAACGGTTCACCGGTGGCGAAGGGTTTGGTTCGGCGCTGATGCTGTCAATTTGAAATTTAGTATAGTAGAGACTGGAAGGATTGGTATCGCTTAATAATCCATGATAAACCGATGCGCTTTGCCCAGCTATTACAATGCCTATATTAGATGTAATTACTCCATTCAGGTTTTGGGTATAATACACCGTACGGTTATTGCCATTGGTGGGATTGTTATCACCATCAAAAAGCAAAATAATAACTTCGCCGCTTACCTGGGTACCGACCTCGCCCGTTCTCCCCGGGCCAATTGTTGCGTGTATGGACATATGTTTGTTGTTGAAAATTTTTCAGTTTTTTGTTTCAATGTCGAATCCGTTGTAGCGGTATGCTGAACTTCATATTAACCCTTCACTTGATCGTCAAGGCTAACTCGTTGCTGACAGATGCAGCGATATTGTCGATGACAGCCTTTAGCCTCATGTTGATATTCTCATCTCCCAGCGGTTCAGAGAGCAGGCCGGGTATTCCTCTAAATCCTTTTTTGTCGATAGATTTTTTGATGGCCCAGGCTGCTTTTTCAGGTATGCCCTTCGCACGGCACCATTGCTGTATACGTTGTATCATAGGTGGGTTACCCGCCACCGCATCAGGGCTGGTAGGCCTTCGGCCGGTCTCAAGCAATTCCATATAAGATGGCGCCTGAAGTTGTACAATGCCGCTATCCTCGATAATGGTAAGCTGTTTCGCTGTTTGCCCGGTTGCATTTTTGCTATTGGTTTGCAACGAATTGATGATATCCGTCTTGAGCAATTCGAGCAGGCGGACTAATTGATCGTTATTCATACGTATTCGTGGATTAACTAAATTGATCAAAATACATAGTAGCCAAACTTATTGTCAGGTTTACGCCGGTTGTATTTACGTCAAACTTGTTATAAACCGGCAGGCATTTTGCCCTGTCGCCGGCTTTTATCCTGAAATACCGGCCTTCACCTTCCCTGTATTTGGATGCTTTTACAATGAATTCATTGGCCAGCGATAAAGCCTGGTTCACATAGGTTTCATTGTCTGCTGTGTACTGGTCAAAGTCGGTTTTGAAAAGAAATTCGAGATAAACGGAAAATGTATTGTCGACAGATCCGTTTACCTGTGGCGATACATCGATTGGCTGCAAGGGATACATGAACACACAAGGGAAAGACGCATCATCGGCGAGTTGGTTGAGTTCATTTACCGTGCCATACACAAACGTTGGCGTTCCGCTTAATGTTTGTACTACAGCTTCAATTTGGTTGCGTATAGGCATATTGTGGAGATTAGAGATTAGTTGATTAGAGATTAGTTGATCGGTGTGCAGATTTTCCCGCTTCGCGGCTCAGCGTTGGGCCTGTAATAATTCACTATACCGTTTCTGATATTCTGCTTCTGTTTTATTTAGCAGTAACTTGGTTAACACCCTTTCGTAAGGCATGACCAGTATTTCGGCCCATTTTGTGATATCGCCGCCGGCGAGGGAATTTACCGTGTTGATATATTTAAACTTTTCGAAAGATTGTATTCCCGCTTTTTTTTCGAGGACCGAAGCAGTCGATGCAAGAAGCTTGTTTTCTGTATCGATAAGTCCGGATAACAGTAAAAAAAATGTTTGGCAATGGGCAGCGCCTCCGTTACCCTCAGTTTTTTTATCTCATCAATAAATTCTTCCACTTCATATTCATTATACTTTCTTCCGGTAACACGGCAAAAGAAATAATGGGCGAGCACCTGGCAACATGTTTTTAATGATGGGTTAAAGTACAACTCCCAATCATCTTTTCCGTAACGTTGTATGTGTTCGTTTATTTCTTCGGCAATGAGGTCCCTTGCCGCCATAAATGCGCCGGCAGGCTCTACCGACAGGTTATGGATTACATTTACTGTTAGGCTTTTATCACCGCAGGCGAACGTAATTTTTTTGGGTATGTCATCGCTGTTATAAAGGTGTTTTACGTCGTGCGACAATGACAATACGGCATCACCGAAAATCGAAAAGTCATCAAAATTGCATACGTTTTGCAATTCCTGCGAGGGCACACCTGATAAGATGCTGATTGCTTCCAGGTCGCTCATATCCGGTTTTTCCTGTAATTCCATCATTTGCCCCAGGGTAACTTCGCTTAGGCCGGCGGGTATTTTTACTTTAATTTTACCGGTTGTTGTTTTTAGTGTTTTTTCTATCATACGCGCTAAGTTTCATCGGTTTTATGTTTTCAATTTTGTTTGTTCCTTATTTAAGTAAATAGGTTTCGGCAAAGTCGTATGTCTTGGAGCTATTATACGGCAGCCTGCTGACCGGCTTTTTTATGTGGTTTATTTTTAATTTGTTTAGCGCCACGTAACGCAAGGGATCTATCAGGTGATTCCAGGAATCTGTTGGTTCGTTCAAGCTTTTTCCTGAAGGGTCGGTTTTCCATTTATACCTGGCTAATTCGATACGCAGGTTGACACTGTTCCTGGTAATATTTAGTCGGTACCGTTTCAATATGTCAATGGAATTTTTAACGCTATCGCGCCCTTTTTTTGCCCCTGTTATGCGCCAGCCGAGCCGCCTCAGCTCTTCGATAGATTTTGGTTCGGCGCTATCGGCAATAATCTCGGTGTGTTTACTTATTCCCGCAGCTGTCAGGCGGTCAGCAATGTCGGGATTGGTTAAGCCTTTTTCATACAAAATTTCATCAACCCAAAGCTCTCCGTGCTGCTTATAAACTAAAATGAAGCCTGTTTCGTCGTTAGCAAAACCGAAATCCAGGCCGGCGGCAAACGGTGTTATATGTCTCGGTATTTTTTCACACAGCTGCCAGTTATCTAAAACAAGCCCGGCTATTTTACCCGTTAGGCCGCGAGCGTAAACCCGCCAACGTTCTATGTCTGTGCTTTTTAGGGCTTCTATGTTTTTTTTTGTCTGCTCCGGCAAAAACGGATTGTGCCGGTAATCGGATATAATCAGCTCAACGCCCGGCTTTCCAATCAGATTATCGTGGGCCCAGAACTCGGCGGTAGGGTTATAATCGATGAATATTTTTTTTCGCGTACGCAGGGCCAGTTCGCTGTACACATTCCAATCAATACCATCTGCTTCGTTCACAAACAAGTAATCCCTCTTTCCCGACTTCGCGTCCTGGGCATCGCCATAGCTTTTAAATTCGATGATTGAACCGTTGTGGAACTCAAATATCCTGTCGGTCTTGTTATAGCGTTTAACCATAGCCTGCAGCGTTGCCGATGAAGAACAAATGTTTAGCGCGTCACGCAAAGCGCCGGCTTTGAGGTTCGGCATATCTTGTCCGACGACCGTGATCACTTGTTTTTCGGCCTCGCAGGCCATGCAAAATAACACCTGCTGGATCGAATAGGTCTTCCCGGAACTTGTACCCCCCTGGTTGATGACAATTTGCGCCTTCGCCGCGTAGTTTTGTTTGAAGAGTATTGTAGCTTTTTGATCGCTCATTATGCGTGGTATGACAAATTAGTGCGTTAGCGTCGTCCCGATGCCTGAGAATTATTATAACGGACAACTTAATATTCCGATGGTTCGATTTAATTCTTTAATCCTGTGGCGAAAAAACTTGCATAATTGGCAAAACTAGTAGTACATTTAACCTGATAAAGATGGTGGACATGAAGTATAAGTGCTTGTTAGTAAGTTTTTTTCTTTTTTGCTGTTTATTTTCCTGTAAAAAAGACAACAGCGCCCCTTCCGGCGGGATAACTATTGTTGGAAAATGGTTCGTAACCAAACAGGCGTCTGTATTATATAACAACTCCGGCGGACAAATAGCCACATTCACCAAAACAAACTTCACCAATGCCGACTTTATCGAATTTTATAGCGATGGCTCTGGATACATGTCCCAAACCAACCAGTCCGGTCCGAGCCTTAGCGAATTTTCATATACGGTTAGCGGAAGCAAATTAGTTCAGTATACAAGCAGCCTGCCTACGGGCACACCGGAAACTATAACAAATCTTACGACAAAAAATATGTCAATACATATTGTATCAAGGGTTTCCGATCCGAATGACCCGTCGGTCACAGACACAGAGATAGACGATTTTACTTATGTAAAATAAGTTATTTATAAAATAACAGCCCGTTCGTTGTCGGCTGGAGCCGGACCCGTTTCAACGATTTCTACTTTTAAAGTACTTACAGCTTTTGTACTATTGCTTTGGGCGCCCGGCTTCTCTGTCCAACCCAGGCTTTTTAGCAAAAACATTGCCCCTGTCGACGATTGCTGATGCAACTTTTTTTCATAGATGGCTTCAATACGCAGGCGGGCTCGCTTTAGCACCGGCGCAAACGGCCCATGCTCAATATATTCATCAAAATCTTGCCGGCTGTTAAACCCCAGGAAAAACGCCAGTCCGGCAATGGTGGGTGGCTCAGGCTCACGGTCCCATGTTTTTTGCATGGCATTGTCGCCTTTGCCGCCTTTTACAAGATTCTCTTCTAAATGAAATTCGCCTTCAATATAATGAAAGTAAGCGTCCACCCTGGGCAACAGTTCATCAGCGTTCAAAAAGTCAGGGAAAGGCATTTGGTCGTTATGTTTAAAATGCCAATTGGCATACTACAGATGTAAAGGTACGGATTATCTGTTTAAAATGCAAATTATTTTAGTAAAAAATGGCCAAATCTTTTTGGCAAAAATAATTTTCCGAGTTGTTAACCGCTAATAACCGGCACAAATAATTCCGGTTAAACCATTTAATATCCATCCATTCCAAAGAAAAGTTAAAATATGTTAAAATGTTAATTAAAATAGCATATCGGACAACCTTGAGTGACTTATATTCGTTAATAGTTTTGTAGATTTAATTAATAATTTAAATATGCGCGGCAAAAGGTTTACTAACCTCTTAATTTCATGTGCAATTTCTTTACTGGCAGTAACAACATCCTGCCAAAAGGATCCTGCTGTGAAAGAGCCTGACGCTTCAAAAACCAGCGTAGCTGCGGATAGCGCCATTTTCTCAGCGCCCGGTAATTATCTCGCCGCCTCAGGTACGCTTAAAATTAAATTTAACGACTCAACTTACACTTTTGATGCTGTAAAAGATTCAATAGCTTTTATAAATGTTCATGTTGACGATGATACACGGTATTTTGGTATTACCGCCATTAACAAGGAGCATAGCATGAGCTTTGGAATCAGTTCATCAGGCTTTGTGTATAGTAACATAAGCAGAAGTATTGCCGGAAGCCAGTTTTTGTTAACTGCGGACGATAAAAAACCCGCGCTACAGCTTTCGTTAAGCAAATATCCGAGGCGAAAGGATTTCGGCAGCATCAATATCACACAGTATAACGAGCATAACGAACTTGCTAAAGGTACTTTCGTCACCTTCCTAGCCAAAGACGACAAGGCAAGCTCCCCCTACTATAGGGTGGAAGGAACTTTCGACCTTAAATTGAAGTAA